GTTGCGACCGGCTTTGCCTCCGGCGTGGTGAATCAGTGAATAGATGGTGTTGCTGCCGATCTCCACCTGGTCGTGCTGAGCATCGTAGACATAGCTGTCACGGAGTCGACCGCTGTCTTGTAGGGTCTTGCCGCCCTTGGATTTGGCGCGTTGGCTTGGCGTCCAGTCTTCGCCCTCGGGTGTTTGTTCAAGGTCGAAATTGATCAGGGTTTCAGACAAGATAAAGTCGCCGATCTCGTCCATCAATGGCTGGGTGTTAGCGCGCTCCAGGCGGCGCAGCATTTGCTTTGGCAGGCCCATATTCTGCAATGTGACACGCATTCCGAGGCCGCTCATTAGTAGCTATCCCAATCGACTGCGGAGGGAATTGCTGTGCAGTGGTGGCCATTAACTGTGCCGCCCACGCTGCCCTGGGTCTCGCCGGTTAGCAGTGCGCTGCCGTTGCCGACATCGTTTAACCATGCCCGCCAGTGCTTGCGCTCTTCTTTGATGGTGGTGCTGATGTTGTCGCCATCGTCGGCCAGTGCGGCGCGGCTGAGTGCCAGACAGCATTCGACAACCGGGGTTGCGCTGGGGTTTCCCAGGGGCAATGTGTAGCGTATGCCGATTTTAGAGTCGATAAAAACAGACTGGCGGGCGAGGATGTTTTCGCCTCGTGCCCAGGCGGCATTGATCGCGGTTTGCTCCTCGGGTGATAGCCCTGTGAGGTCATCGTCGACTTTGGCTTGCAATGTGGTTTCAGTGACCAGCTGCTCTTCATCGCACAGCAGCTCGGCGACTTCGGCGTGGCCGTAGGCTTCGATTAGCTGGGTAATGGTTGCATAGGGCATGTCACTGCGTCCGTTTGTGTGTTGGTTAAAAAAGGGGGGCAATGCCCCCCCTTAGTGCTCCTCGGCTAATGCAACCGGTGACGAGCAATCGCCGGCCTAGCCATCTTCGCTGGGGGGGTTATTCGTCTTCGCTGCTGCCTTTACCTTTGTCTTTGTCTTTGTCTTCATCGTCACTGTTCGGGGCATTCTCGCTTCCGGCGGTAGCTCCTTGATCTGCTGCTGGTACAAGAACTGTCGGCGCTGGTGCTGGTGCTGGTGCTAGTGGCGCTGCTGCAGACTGAAAGACTTCCCACGCGGCATCACGTTCTGCTGCGCTAATGTCAGTACTGAGCAAGTCGGTGAGCACATCGGTTTTGGGCTTATTGCCTTTAGTCCATTGCTCGCTATTGGCGAGATCCAGCTGGCCGATCGCTTCAACAATTTGCGCCTCGGTGACCGGTGTTGGGGGTTCCTTGTCGCCAGCACCGTCCTTGGTGCTTTTGACGTCTTTTGTTCGCGGGTCTTGAACCGGCTGTTCTTTTAATGAGAGCAGCTGGTTTAGTTCCTTCGCGGTTAGATCCACTTTTTCGCCAGCCTTGAGTGCATCCCCGTTATGGCTAAGGGGATGCAGGACCGCGCAGGTGAATAATTTGCTCATCTCCGTCACCTCTAGCTGGTTGGGTTTTGAATTAGGAAGCCGGCAGACTGACCGGTGATAATTGGCCTGCGCTCAAACTCCACTGGGTAAATCCACGACTTAACACCCTTGTCGAACCAGGCCTCTTCGACCAGGGGCATGCCTTCGCCGACATAGTTATAACCAAAGCTGGGGCGTTGGATGGTTTGGCCCATTTGTGGCACATAGGCCAAAACGGCATGGCTCCAAATGTCGGTAAAGTCGCTGGTTTCGTCTTCAGCAAAAACACCCATGCCGACGACCACTTTGGCAATGCCAAAATAACTTTGCAGCATGCCGGTAGTCAGGCTGTCTGGGCTGGTGTATTTGAACTGATCTTTCAACAAGCCATGATCGGCCAGGGCATTAAAAGCTTTGGGGGGTAGCACTAACACATTAGGGTATGCGCCAATGGATCCGCGGATCGCCTCTTTGTATACATTGAGTTTCTTGCGTGGATCCGATGATGAGTTGTCCCACTGATCCGTGCCCGACAGGGTCTCTTTATGGTTGACGTCATAGTGGGTGGCATCAAGCGCCAACGTGGCGGCATCAATTTCCAGCCCCCGCAACATAATCGACATGGTGCTATTAACTGCTTGGCTCTCAAGATTGATAAGTGGTCGAGTCGCACCGGTTAGGTCGCGCAAAAACTCGCGAGGCACAACACCGTCAAGGGCATCTTGAACCAGAGCAATGGGGTCTGTTGCATGGCCAAATTGCACACGGGCTGTTTTAGCCCCTGGAGCACGACGCATGTTGTATTTGCGGAATGCTTCTTTGCCGAATCTAATCACTTTGGCACCAGAGGTTGGCACCACAATGCTTGGGAAAAGCTCATGGGCGATAAATTCGCTGTCGGCGTAAGCCAATGCAACATTAGTTAGCACCGGGTCGATAACGCGATTTTGATCTCTTGATAATGGCATCTAAATGCTCCTTTTTTAATTCGTTAGTCCGTTAACTTTTTAGTTCGGGATAATCACGCAACGGATCAGATCACCTGCGACTGCCGCAACATCCAGCGACCGCGCAACAATGGGGCCGCCGGTGCGGGTAATAGCGCGCCCCGAGGCATCGGTTTCGATCAAGTCGCCCAGGGCAACAGCGGCACCGGCTTCGACACTGACAACACCTAGGGTGTCGATAGTCGTGGCATCGCCAGTTAATGCGTCATAAGCCGATACACCCAAGGTGTTGGCGGCAGCACCGGCCTGCGCTGAGGTCACGCCGACAAAGCGGTGTGAGACGATTGGGCCTGTTGCGATAACTGTAATTGCGCATGCGCTTTGATTTGCTGGTCCATTACCCATGATTAAACTCCTTGTTTTTCGACTGCGGTAACCGCAGTGATGTAGTCACATTTGTGTTGTGCTTGATAGTCCCGTGCCTTTTGGTCGAGCTTGGCGCGATCGTCGTCGAAGGTGCAGCCAGGAGGCGCGTTGTAGTCGTGCTCGCCCTGGGTATCGGGCTCTTCTGATTCGTTTTTGCCGAGGTTGATCTGCTTGCCTTGGGCCGCGAGAAAATCGGCCATAAATTGTGCGGGGGTTTTCTTCAGGGCCGGATTACCTTCGCCACTCGCGGCAAACTCAAAGGCACTGTCATCTGCGCTGCTGAGTCCGGCGATAAATTCGGCGAGTCCTGGGGTCTGGGCTGGCAACAATTTACCTTCTGCTACCAGGGTTGTAATCTTTGCCGTTGCATCAGTTAATGAGGCGCTATAGCGCAGGTCGCGCTCAATCTTTTCGGATTTATCTTTTTCATTGTTAATAGCAGTTTCGACCGCAGCATCTACATCTGCTTTAGTGAATTCCTTGTCCACGGTTATATCCTCATTGTTATGATTTGAAAAATTATTGTGCACTTTATCGTTACTGCGACGTACTCGATCGCCAGAACCTTGAATATTTTCGATTTCGTAATCCGGCAATATGCGGTCGGCCGTTTCGAGGCCTTTGTCATCGATCAACCAGTCTCTAACGCGGCGCATCATCCGGCCGACTGACTCTAAGCCGCTGGCTGTTGCCCAGCGCTGGCTGTCTGTCATAGAGAATTCAATGGCGTTGTCGGCGTCAGCAAAGGCAATGGCTTCGAGACCTTTAACCGCTGGTGGCATGGCACCCAAAAAACCGATGTGGCGCAGCTGCCAGCCATCCCCTTGGGGGACGATGGAGACTGAACGGTTGGGGTACATTTTCTTTTCCACTGCGGTGCCAAACTCGGTGACGATGTCTTTGGCTTTGGCGAACAGCGTGCCGCCTTCGGCTTTTAGCTCGTCGGTCCAGGCATAGGCTGGGTCGTTGTCTTTCGGATGACCAACAACCAGGGGCGCTGGTTGGGTGGCGTGGTTGGCGACAATGCTGTCGAGATCGGCATCGGTGAAACTCTGCTCACGACCTTTGCTGTCGGTGTGAGTGCCGGCGCGGAAAATCTCGAACCAATCGTCGAGGCCTTTGAAGTCGTGTTGTGTGGGTGTTTTTGTTTTCATGCCCGCATTGTGATGCGGCTAGAGGAGGATGTTCAGACCGAAATATTTCGGAGTGCCGCTGGGCTGTGGTGAGGGGTACAGTGTAGCCTCAGTTTTGAATGATTGACAAGGCTAGATTTTTAATCAGCGCTAAAGGAGAGTGACATGGAGTCTTAAATCAAAAAATAATTAGCTGCTTAACAGGCAAATTCAAAAAGCCCCTAGATTCGCGTCTAAGGGCTTTTTTGCTTTTGGGGTGCGATGGTATGGAAAATGTTTTAATCGAATTATTAACACCACTTAACAGGGGTTTTAACGGGGGTATTGTGCTGGCTGCTAAATGTTTGTTACGTCGATGTGCTGTTCTAGCTTTTGGGTATGGTCGTGGAGTTCTCCTGATATGGCAAAGTAATAATTTGAATTTTGATCGAGGCTTTCATCGTGGTTGTAAATAAATGCTTGTCCAAAACCGTTTTTCCATCTCTCAAACATTTGTTTATTGATAAAAATTAGTGCCGTTCTTGCCCGTGCCATACAAAGCCTGACCTCAACGCCGAGCGCCCCAAATCTAACCAGCTGAGGCTCTATAGCCAAAAGTTGCCGAATAAGTTGATCGAGTCTTTCACTCTCCGACGGCTCCCGGTCTCCTGTGTCCCAATATGACCACGCTTCGTATCTAAAAAATGAGCTAGCATCATTTAACACACGAATTATCTCTACCGCCGTTTTTGAAAGAGAGATACTGGCTATTAGCTTATTATTGTCTCTGGTACTTTTGGCCGACTGCCAGGCGGCATAAGCCGCAAAGCCTGTGGCCAGAACGGTCATTAGTGGCAATACGATATTGGCCAATGCTGGGAGAACGCTGCTGGAGAACGACAGCACAACCAAGACGATCAGTGCGACGAGCACCGGCACGGCAAAGCAGGCGGCGGCAAAGAGGATGAGTTTTTGAGTGCTATTGGTCACGATCGATCTGGCGCTGAAAAAACTGCTCCAATAACAGAAGCAGAAATCATTATTGCAACAATAATCGCAATGACTTTCCCAGCTAAGATGTATGACAGTGAGGATGGAATTAGTATTAGAAACACTGCCGTCATTATTGCGAGTACAACTATGGCTATTTGGACGAAGAAGAAAAACGCCTGCTGATAAAAAATATCAGCTTCAAAACGCTTTTCTCGAAAATTGAAATAACCGTGGACCAAGTCACCAAATAAATCAGCAAGCGCACCAAAGCCCCAAAAAATAACCGCGGCAATAACTGCCAGCATAAAAATAATTACTAAGATGTCAAACACGTCAAACTCCTTTTTATTTATCTTCCAATGGTCTCCCAGTTATCGCGTAGGCAACCCGCACAAAATCGTTTAGCTCATCAGGCCCAACCTGGTGCTTGTACGCATAACCTATTAATGCCTTTAACTGATCCGCGTTAAATCTTAAATCTAGATCTCCCTGAACCTGTAATGCAGCCTCTAGAGCGTCCGCAGGAACGTTGTAACGAGTAAGAAGGTACTCCGCACTTCCTTCCCTTACGCCGCCATGTAAAGCCATTCGTTTGCCTGTAAGCACATAGACAATGTCCGCACCTTTATTAGCAATTTCCAGCAAATACTTTGCTGTCGGCGAAGACTTTTCACTCTCATAGGCTAGCTGAGTATTTTTACTCGCCCCGCCGGCCTCACCCATTTGGTGCTGATTTAGGCCAAGGCGGTCGCGCTCTTCTTTTAACCGCAAACCTAAACTGGACATCTGTCACCTAATATTTCAATTAGATTATTGACAATCCCAATATTCTGTACCATCATCATAATATAGTTCACTATTTGAGCCGTTAAGCATGAATGATAGCACCAAAATTATCGAAGTGATATTGCAGGCCGACCAGCTTGATCAATATGACATTATTTATTCCCTGCAATTGTCCGGATTCCCGGTTTCCAAAATTGTCGAAGCATGCAACTGCTCAAAGGAGTTTGTTTACCAGGTTATTCGGGGTGAGCGTAAGTCTTTTACTGTCGCCACCTATATTGCCGACAAACTCAATACAACAACTCGACGGTTGTGGGGTGATGCTTATGACTATAAGCCTCGGGTATCGACCCAGCGCCCAAGAGGTGCATCAAATGTCTCATGAGCGTGGCAACAGGTTAAGAGAAGAAAGGCGTCGATTGGGCTTAACCCAAGACGCCCTTGCTGCACTGGGGGGAGTGAAAAGAAACTCTCAAGTCAAATACGAGCAGGGAGAAAGAAACCCTGACTCTGGCTATCTCGCAGCCATATCAGGTGCCGTGGATATTCTTTATGTGATTTCTGGGGATCGAATACAGACCCCGAATCCAGTTCAGCGCTCAACGTGGAATGATGATTTGGAACGAGTCATCAGACAGCACCAGAAAACGACTCAACACCTGTTTGAAGCCCTGCTATCCATCGATGACCCGTCTGTAGCGGAGCCGGATCTCAATCCGTTGGATCACCTAGCCATAACCATTAGTGATCTAAAGCAGATGCTGGCCTCCGGTTTGGATGCCCTTGATCATGCTGAAAAATACCTGCAACAACTTAACCAACAGGGAAGAACTAAATGACATCATCTACAGACCTCATTACTCAGGTAACCCAGGTACATCTTCCAGAGCTGGCAGATCTAGCAACCATGCCCGCTGAAGAGCAAATGGCTGCAATTTCTAAAGCGAGACAGCTGAGCACAGTGGCACAGGCTTATATAGGTAAAGCTTTGGCCAATCTGAAGGCCACGGTTTCGCATGGGGATTATGAACCTCTGCTACAGGCACACGGCTGGAATCCTAAGACCGCTCGTCGCTATATGCAGTTTGCTGAATTTGCTGATGAGGTGGCGGCGATAAACCGCTCAGCGCTGAGCCATTTGGATATGACCCGTTGGCTGATTATTCGCCGGGAGCTAGATGATGACACCCTGGTGCGTTTTGTCAGTGGCGAACCTGTATGTGGGCTGACATTAGTTGATGCGGATGAGAAAGGCTCTAGGGAGCTGCAAGTTGCCTTTGAGTCGCATAAAAAATCAACCAATGTCGAGCTGATAGAAAACGCCAAAACAATCCAGACCCTCTCCGCCGAACTCGAAACCACCAAGCTTCAAAAGAAAACTCTCGAGCAACAGATTCAGCAGCGCGCCGACCACAACCAATTTCCCGATTTTGTTATGGCGACACGGCAAGAGTCTGCGGCGATGGCCGACAAGACTCTGCTCTGTTTAGACGACCTCACACGACTTGATCACGAGCTGCATGAGGCCTCTACAACAGCTGATGGGGGCGACATTAACATCGCGTTAAACAGCCTTTATATCCACGTTAACGCGGTGTTAGCCCATGCCCAAATAGTCGCCGTGTCGATGCGCGAGCGCTGGGGCGACATGGTGCCGGTGAAGCTTGGCGGGGAGTCTTTATATTCCGATGTGGAGTTGGTTGATATTGCCGCCAACCGCGAGCTGCTGATTCGCGACCATGAGCAGGAGAAAAAATTCCGTGCTCATCAGCGGGAAGACGCGAAGCCTCGGGGCCGTGGGCGTCCTAAGAAGTTGTAATTTTTCCTTTTAACTAGCCAATCATCTTGCGGGGGCAAACAGATGGCACAAGCCGTACCCATTAATCGAACTGTTCAGCAGCTTATGGCGCATAAAAATACGCCGGTGGTCCGTGACCCTTGGTTAGACGCGACCCCGAAACAGCAAAAGCTGGCGCTACAGCGCGAGGCGTTTATTCGCCCTGTGCTGGCCCATCTTGAGTGCGGTGTGAGTGTCAATTTGGCTGTGCGCAACCTGTTGGCGAAGATTGCTGCGGGAGAGATTGGCGCTGCGACACAGCAGCTGGTGGATGGGCTGTCGAAGAATGGCAAGCCACCTGGGCGCAGCACGGTGATCAATTGGGTGAACGCGTATCGAGACAATCGCATCAATGGCCTAGTGGATCAGCACACTGGACGTGTGCGTCAGGATCGCGGTTGGGAGGCGGTGGCTGTGCAGCTTTATAACATTCCGAGCAAGCCGAGCTTCTCTGCTGTGGCGGGTCGGTTGCGGGATGAGTATGGGTTTGATTGCGCTACTGATAGCGCAGTGCGCAGATACTTAAAAGCCTTGCCCGCTACGTTAAACACGCACAGCCCTGCGCGGTTGGGTAAGCATTTTTATCAGCAGAATGTGAGCGCGTACAAGTGCCGTGATGCGTCGGTGTTGGATGTGGGTGAGGTCTATGAGGGCGATGGCCACACTGTGGATGCTTATATTGCCCACCCAGGTCATGGCGGCCCTTGGCGGCCTGAGCTGACTGTGTGGATTGATGTGCGATCGCGCTATATCGCGGGTTGGTATTTGAGCGAGGCTGAGAGTTCGCTGTCGACGCTGCTGGCGTTAAGCCACGCGATGCTCACCCATGACCATGTGCCTGGGTGGGTGCATATCGATAACGGCTCTGGCTATAAATCCAAGCTGATGAGCGACAAAAGCACCGGCTATTACGAGCGGTTCGACATTACTCCGACAGTGGCTATCCCCGGCAATAGCCGCGGTAAGGGGCTGGTGGAGCACTGGTTTAGAACCTTCCGCGATCACTTCGATAAATTCTGGAATGGCGGCAAAGATTACTGCGGCCACGATATGGCCGGCGAGGTCAATATGCGCCTCAGCGAAAGCATTCGCCAGGGCAAGCGCAAGCTGCGCAGCTTTGATGAATATCGCGATGGCATTGCCGCCTTTATTGACACCTACAACAACCGAAAAACCAAAACCCTGAAGGATAAATCACCGGCTCAAGTATGGGCTGGTTTGAAGCCTGTGGCGGTTGAGCTGCCTGCGGCTGCGGTGATACGCCCAATGGTCGAGCGAGTGGCGCAGCGGTGCACTGTTTCTCTGCACAATCGGAAATATGAAAACAAAGCCTTGTCGCTCTATGAGGGCCGCACTGTGCATGTGGAATATGACATTCACACCGATGACCGAGTGTGGATTCTTGACGACAAAGGCAGGCTGATTTGCGAGGCCACGCTGAAAACCAAGATCGCTTGGCTGCCTGAATCGAGGCTGGTTGAGGCCCGAGGAAAACGCGAGAAGGGCCAGATTAAACGGCTACAGAAAAAGATGGATCTGGTGCGTTTGGAAGGCGCTCACCAGGTGACATCGACCGAGCAACTGGCGGCATTGGATGAGTTTGATGCGGCTGAGGATAACGATTTTTTACAGCCAGCCGAGGGTGCCATCACCTTGGATCTGGATATCTATGACGATGAGCTAGGGGAATAGCATGCGAGAGACACCACAAAGCGCCAAGGGCCAATTTAAACAGTTTGAAATACCTGAGGAATGGAGTGATTCATATAGCGATGGCGATAAGGCGCTGTGTACTGAGGTTGTGACATGGCTGAATATGCACGTTAAGTCGCTAACTTGGATGAGCACTGCGGCTCATGTTAATCGCTCGACATTGTCGACGATGCTGAAGGGTGCTTATCCGAGCCCGCCAACGCGATCGCTAAAAAAAGTCGTGGATACCATTGCGAGCATTGATGCGCGAGCGGATGTACGGGATACACCGTTTATTCCGTCGAGCGTAACGCGCTTAGTAACGACCGCGTGCAATCGTGCGCGTAAGTATAAAGCGTTTTCTGTTGTGACAGCCGAAGTGGGCACAGGCAAAACTCGTGCACTCAAAGAGTATGCCGCGGTTCATTCAAATACCGTTTTAGTTGAGTCAGATCCCAATATGTCGCCAGCGGTTTTTATTGAAGATGTGGCCTCGGGTTTGATGATTAATCCTGGCAAGGGCTACCAGTCGAAGGAGAAACGCTATCGCTTGATTTTGGAAGCCGTGACCGGCCGCGATGTGCTGATCATTGTTGATGAAGCGGAAACTGTGAACCCGAATACGCTGCACTACGTTCGTCGAATCCATGACAAGGGGGACATCGGTGTGGTGCTTGCGGGCACGCCCAAGCTGGATATGTTGGTCGCGCCGAAGGGAGGCCAGTTTGATCAGATCCGATCGCGGGTGCAATTTTGGCCGAAGCCGGTGCGCGGTATTACTCGGGAGGATGCCGATGCGGTTATTACCGGCACGTTTGAAGACCTCGGCGAAATTGATCGCGGTGTCTATGAGGCGCTGTGGCATTACAGCCGCGGATCTATGCGAGTTCTCGTAGAAGCGCTGATGCCTGCGATTCGCGATTACGGATTAAAAAAACACACCCTCAGCGCAGAGCTTGTGCACGCGGTGGCGAAGGATGTTCTGTCCCTCGGTTAACGATAAGCGGTAGCAAGGAGCAAACCATTATGAGTCATTTAACAGTTGTAGAAAAAGTAACAAAACCGCCACTGGATATGTGGATTGAGACGGTCAGCGGTGCGCGGATTGAGTTTTTAAACCCAAACCCAAAGCTGATAAAAATTGACGATATTGCCTGGTCGCTGTCGCGTCAGTCGCGTTTTGCCGGGCACACCGGCGATGCGTTTCCGCTGTCTGTTGCTGTGCATTCGATCTGGATGTCGATGTATATGTTTAAGCGCACGGACTGCTACAGCATGGGCCTCTATGGCTTGCTGCAAAGTGCCAGCAAGGCGTTTATGGGTGAGATCCCCAGCGGGCTGCGGCAGATCCCTTCGGTGCGTCTGGAGTTGGATTTGATCGAGCAGCGGCTGCAAGCGGCGATCTATGCCGCGCTAGATTTGCTGCCACCTAATACTGCCACGCTTGAGCTGATCGCTGAGGCTGAGGAACAGGCGCAGGTGCAGGAGGCTCGCTACCACATGCGCAGTGGCGCTGTGCGCTGGCAGCATTTGCCGGATCCGACTGTTGCGGCTGCTTGCGTGGGTTTCTCATTAGCCCAATCACCGGAGCATGCCTGCGAACAATACCTGCTGGCCTATCGAATTTTTAGCGCCAAATTAAAGAACTTGCACTAGCCAAGGAGGCACCAATGAAAAGCGAAGATTGGAAAAAACTCGGTAAGAAACTGGCCGGAAAAGGTTTGCCGCTATTGGGCAAGATCTTGGGTGGCCCTGCAGGTGCAGCGCTAGGCACCGCCGGTGCCCTGGTGGCGTCGGTGTTGGGTGAAGACAAGGGCGATGATCCAGCGGCGCTGCTGCAAGCGTTAGAGTCGCGGCCCGAACTGATTATCGAGTTGAAGAAAGCTGAATTCTCGAACAGTGAAGCGTTGCGACGTCTTGCTCTGCAACAGGAGCAGATGTATCTCGAAGATGTGCAGTCTGCACGGAAACGCGAGGTGGCGATGGCCGAGGCCACGGGCGAGAAAGATAGCAATCTCTATGTGCTGGCCTGGACTGTTGTGATGGGCTTTTTTGTGATGATTGCAGTGATGAGTTTTGCCGGTGATGCCTTTAAAGAAAACCCTGCTCTGATGATGTTGATCGGCGCGCTGTCGGCGGGCTTTGGCTCGGTGCTGAATTACTTTTTTGGCTCTAGCAGTGGCAGCAAAGCCAAGACGGCTGCCATGCAGAACATGCAGGCCCGCTGAGATGTCTGACGCGCGCCGAACTCGTTTATACAAGCTGTTGGCTGTGGGCAACCGCGAGCTGCATGGCCAGCGGGCGGGCTGGTGCGACGATGATTATCGCTACATTTTGCAGCAGTGTGGCGCGACTCTTGAGGCTGGCAAATACAGCGCGAAGACGATGACCATACCGCAGTTAGATACGGCCCTGGCGCGTTTAAAGCAGCTGGGTTTTACCGTGAAGAAATCGGCCAGCAGTGGCACTGGCACTTGGCGCGCTGCACGGATTAGAAAGCTGAATGCCATGTGGTGTGCCCTGGCCGATGGGGGGCATGTGCGCAACCGCAGCAGCCAGGCGATGGAGACGTTTTGCCGCAAGCGTGTGCCGGATATGACGCGGCTGCAGTGGGCGACATCGGATCAGCTTAATAAAGCGATTGAAGAGTTGAAGGCCTGGTGTAAGCGCTGCGAGGTGGAAACCTAATGGCTCTTAAAATCGATCAAATAAATCCTCATTCTCTGCCGCCATTGCTGCAAGAATTAGCGGATCTGATCGGTTTGCCTGCGGCGTTAAAGCTGGCGAGTGCGTACCCCGGCGTGCCGGTTTATATCCCGTCAAAGCCCCACCAGGGGCATCACCTGTCAACGATTGTTGGCTATGACAATCTCAAGCGCCTGTCGGATGTCTACGGCCAGTCGCATCTCAAAATGCCCAACATGACGATCCGCAAAATGAAGCATCAAATCGTGCAGGACTTGCGTGCAGAGGGCAAAAGCATTCGCGAGGCGGCACTGGCCACGGGTTTTACAACCCGCCGTGTCGAGCAATTGTGTGCGTCTGACAAGGGTGCCAAGACCAACACCCGACAGACTGATCTGTTTAGAAAAGGAGACTGATATGCCCGCTTTAAATTATCAAAAACGCTTTGCGGTATTGGTGAAAAATAGGGTTAAGCGAAGCACTATTCGCGCTACGCGCAAGCGGCCGATCTATATCGGCGACACGCTTTATCACTATACCGGCATGCGCTCCAAGCAGTGCCGACTTTTACGTGAGGATAAGTGCACCCTGGTGCGCGATATCCAAATCAAAGCTAATGGCACGGTGCTGATCGATGGGCAGGCGATCTATCAGAAAAATGCTGCGGCGATCGCGTTCCAGGATGGCTTTGTTTCTCTGCAAGAATTTATCGATTTTTTCTGTCCCGCGGGAGCTGACTTTCGCGGGCAATACATTGAGTGGTGAGGGTCAGAT